CGTGTTGTTGTTGGGGAGTCTAGCGTGTACCCTTCTGCTATTCTCAAGGATCCTGACAAATACTTCACCCCCGAAGTAATGGAGAAATTAGATTGGGCAGCAGGACAGGAGTTTAAATACGGATCATGAAAGTAGAAGCATTTCCAATTAATATTTACAGATATCATATTGAGAATCAAGACTCAATTAAAACAAGAGTAGACGAATACTATAAAGAATTTAAGTTTAAGGGACAGATACCTGACGAGTGGAACTGTGATCTATTCACATCCTATGGTACAGGTACTTTTCCTATTGGAGAGTGCTTAGATGAGTTCACTCCTCTGTTGGATGAGTTCCAGACAGAATCAAAATCTTATGGTAATATGATCTTGACAGATCTGTGGTTGAATGTTTATGAAACACAGCACTGGCAAGAGAAACATATTCATTCGCCAGGTCAGTGGTCTGCTGTGTACTATGTTCACTTTGACCCTAACGAACATAAGGCAACCACATTTCATAACCCCATCGAAACATTGCTTGCGTCTAATGGCATCAAGCAAAACTGCCTGACCCCATGGGTACAGGAAGGAGACATGGTTATCTTCCCATCATGGTTAGAGCATTCTGCTCCCATGAACAAGTCCTCTAAACTGAGGTCTACTATATCATTTAACTTTTTTATTGAAGAAGAAATCTATGAAGGTGGAAACACTGATACTGAAGAACTTACTATTAACTGAGGAGTATCCTCGGAAAGTACTTCCGTTTATTAAGCAAGAATATTTTGAAGACAGAACAGATCAAGTTATATTCGATTTAACGTCTAAATACTTCGTAAAGTATTCTGCTGTCCCAACAGTTGAAGCTCTTACCATTGAAGTAGGTAAGATTACCTCACTTAGTGATGATCAGTTCAAGCAGATTACACAGACATTAGAGTCGTTTGATAAGGAGACAACCGAACTAGACTGGTTAGTTGATACTACTGAGAAGTGGTGTCAAGACCGTGCGATTTATCTTGCTCTCATGGAGAGTATTAAGATAGCGGATGGTAGTGACCAGAAGAAGGACGCGGGTGCTATCCCTAGCATATTATCTGATGCTCTTGCTGTATCGTTTGACAACCATATAGGACACGATTACATAGATGACTATGAAGAAAGATACGAAAGTTATCACAGGGTTGAAACCAAAGTACCCTTTGATCTTGACTTCTTTAACAAAATTACCAAAGGTGGTCTACCTAATAAGACTCTTAACATCGCACTGGCTGGTACGGGTGTCGGGAAGTCTTTATTCATGTGCCACGTTGCTAGCTCCGTGTTGCTCCAAGGACGGAACGTTCTCTACATTACAATGGAAATGGCAGAGGAAAAAATTGCTGAACGAATTGATGCCAACCTCCTCAACGTAGACATACAACAGTTAGCACAGTTACCTAAGATGATGTTTGAGAATAAGATCACAGCATTGTCTAAGAAGACACAAGGTAAACTGATAGTAAAAGAATACCCCACTGCGTCAGCACATGCGGGTCACTTCCGAGCACTCTTAAATGATCTGGCACTGAAGAAAGCATTCAGACCAGAGGTTATCTTTATAGACTATCTAAATATTTGTACATCGCAGAGGTTTAGAAATGCGTCGGGGATCAATTCATATACCATGGTTAAGTCGATTGCGGAGGAGCTCCGTGGTCTTGCAGTTGAGTTTAATGTACCACTCGTCTCCGCTACTCAGACGACTCGTTCTGGCTATGGGAGTAGTGATGTTGATCTTACTGATACAAGCGAAAGTTTTGGGCTTCCCGCAACTGCTGATCTTATGTTTGCTCTTATTTCTACGGAGGAATTGGAGGAACAGAATCAGATAATGGTTAAACAGTTGAAGAATAGATACTATGATCCTACACTTAACAAACGTTTTGTTGTAGGTATTGACAGAGCGAAGATGAGACTGTATAATGTTGAACAAGAGGCACAGAATAACATCATGGACTCAGGTCAAGTTGTTCTGAACCAAGAGACAGTCAAGGCACTGACTCAATCCAAAACTAAATTTAACGACTTTAAATTCTGATGAAGGATCAAGCGTCAGTAGGAGAAGAGTCTTCTGCTATTAAATATGATAGAGCACTTGCTCTATTCACTGAGTCAGTACTAAAACCTGACCATGATCTCCGTGGTTGTGCCCATAACCAAGGTTGTTACGACGAACTGTTAGAGATCAGAGAACACGTCTTAGAATATCTAAAGACATTAAAAGAAGTCACACATCATGTGAATCCAGATGAGAGTGATGACATTGAAACACAGAAATTAATTGATGCTAAATCATGAGTATAGATTTTAAACGCTACGAGAAATTTGTAGATGCTGTCACATCCGATTGTTCTAAAGATTTTGTCGATCTTGCTGATCGTCTGGTTGAACTTGACCGAGAGGGTGCCAATATTGAACGTCTTACCACTTCTGGTGTTGGCCTTGCTGCTGAGTCTGGAGAGTTCTTGGAGATCGTTAAGAAGATGGTCTTCCAAGGTAAGCCTTGGAGTGACGCTAATAGAGAACATCTTCTTATTGAGTTGGGTGATGTTATGTGGTACGTAGCACAAGCATGTATAGCATTAGACGTAGACTTTGAAGAAGTCATTGAGATGAACGTCAAGAAACTAGAGAAGAGATATCCTGGTGGAGAGTTTGACATTCATAAGTCAGAGAACAGAGCAGCGAATGACCTCTGATTTATATGATGACATGGGCAAACTCAATTCTTTATATCAAGAATTGATGTGGGACAACGAGGACGAGTTAGAGTTCGTACCAGACTATAAGAACGATAGAATAATTATATACAACAAGTCTCGATCAGGAGACAACCCTTGGATACAGATACATGAAGGATCATAAAGTACATACATCTGATTTAATAATTAATCATCAACAAGAGTTTATAGATCTTGTGTGTGATTGCCACGACTTTCATCAGAGTTTATTTAAAGAAGATTCTACTTGGTCGTACTCGAAATATAATTTCTTTACTTTAGCAGCACCATCACCTCTAGCACATGCGTTGTTTGTTGAACTAAAGAATATTATACCTGATGATAGTAAGTGGATGCAGTGTTGGATTAATTATCACACGCAGGATGAAGTATTAGACTGGCACAATCATGACTGGGATTACCATGGGTACATATGTATTGATCCAAAGGAAACTAGAACTTCATTCTGGGACTACTCAATAGTAAATGAGGTAGGTAATATTTACATAGGTCCTGGTCACAGACAGCATAAGGTATGTGTTGATGAGGATTTTGATTCTCCAAGGATCACACTAGGGTTTGATATTACTACTGTTATGGAACCCCCTACTCCTTTACTATCATTGATACCTGTCTAATGGAGACAATTAATTTATTTCCTACCACAGTAGGTAGATTTAATTTGTTAGAATATACTGATTGGGTTGCCAAGAGGTATGAACATCACATGTTTAATCAAGGTCTGACTGGTGAGTTAAATGGTAAGGTGTTGGTACATCTAGACCCACAACTCAATAGTTTTTTCATGGAGATCAATGACTGTATAGATCAGTACCTAGAGTCTTTGAACGTAGAATATAATATTCATTTCATGAAGACATGGTATGCTATCAGTGGTGAGGACTGTTCAGTTCCTAATCATAATCATGACCCTGCTCATATATCATGGGTGTATTACTTAGACACACAAGATCCATTACAATTCACTAAAGTACCACCTAACGAGTGGTTTCCACATGCCTTTGCTGACGCAGAGAAAAACTTTAACAACACATCAGTGTGGGAAGAGAGTACAAAGGAAGGTGACTTACTAATATTCCCTAGCAGTCTCAATCATATGACACACAACACAGGACATCGTTGGAGTGTAGCAGGAGACGTGCTACTTACGAATCCAGATCTAAATAAAGAAGGAGGACTAACACACCCTAGGTACTGGAAACAATTCTAATGGCATACGACGTAATACCTGAGACAAAGAAAGAATTAAGATCATCACTATCAGATTTTAGTGAGGAGGTATTGTCTGATGCTAATAGATTATTCTGTCATCTAGA